TCAGTGGTGATGGTGACATTCCTGGGTTCGCAAAGTTCGAGTTGCTTAATGGCTACGAAGACTACCCAGTAGTAGTTACTAAGCTATCTGAAGACAGCAAGCGACTGTACGACACGATGACTGTCCCAAGTCTACTCAAAGGAATACAGCAACAAGTCAAGATAGAACGTGATAGCCGTATCGACAGAAATAGCCTTGCCACCGTCCCTCCAATTTTACACCCAGTAGGACAGGCTCCTACGGACTGGGGGCCAGGAAGGTACGTTCCTTATCGTCGTAAGGGCGATATAGATTTTGGGCCTACGCCTCCGTACAACCAGGGTTCACTTGAGATGGAGAAGACAATGGAGCAGCAAGCAGATAGACTTGTTGGTTTAGATGAAGTATCTCCAATCTCACAGATTAGGAAGCAGTTCTTGGTAGATAAGTTCCTTAGCCATTCCGCTGAGGTTATATCGCAGTGCTACCGTTGCTTTCAGAGATTCGGCCCTGACCAAATATTCTTTAGGGTTACTGGTGTACCTGATCCACAGATGTTCAACAAGGGGAACGCTGATGAGAACTTCGATGTTACAATTAGCTACGATGTTCTGAACACAGATCCAGAAAAACAAGAAAATAAACTAAATCAAATGGTTTCCCTTCTACAGCTAGATCGCAACGGAAGGATAAATGTAGATAACTTGCTAACATTGATAGCAGGTTCAGTTGATCCAGTGCTTGCCGATGGTGTTCTTGAACCCGTTGAAGTTGCACAGGAAAAACTACTTAAAGATATTACAGATGACTTATCTAAAATTTATGCAGGTATCGAAGTTCCAGCGCGTCCAAGCGGTGCTCAAGCGGCTTTACAAGTTATTCAGCAGTACAGCCAGCAGCAAGACATTCAGCAGCGTTTACAAGAAGATGAAGCTTTTGCTGCTCGTCTTCAGAAGTACGCTGGACAATATCAGTTCGCTGTACAGCAAGCACAGAACGCGCAAATAGGTAGGATTGGAACGCAACCAGCACAGATGGGTAGTACTCAAACCCAGAATATGCAGCAGTGATAGCTCTGATATTTGTTTCTATACTGTTTATTAATATGCCCGACAACAGGATTAACCAGTTAATGCGAGAGAAGTACAACTCTCTTCGCCCAAGGGAGAACCCCCCAGCCAATCAAGATAGTTATGCTTTTGCTCGTAAGAGAGCAAGGGACAAACATAATCAAGAAATATACGAACAACTTTCTTTGCATGAAGGAGTAGAGCCTAGCGTGTACACAGACACTAAGGGCAAGCGTACTATAGGCATAGGGTTTAATTTAGACGAACCCTCTAACCGAAAGAAAGCAGAATCATTGGGACTTAACGTACGGGATATGCTTTCTGGGAAGAAAACTCTTTCTGATAAAGAAATAAAATTGCTGTACAACGAGTCTATTAAGCAAGCTGCTGATGACGCTAATGCTTTCTTGCCTCAAGCTGGAAGACAGCCAGCAGTTGTTCAAAAAGTTTTAATAGACATGGCGTTTAATCTTGGCAGGACTAAGCTTAATAAATTTGAAAATATGCGAGCAGCACTTTTAGAGGGTGATTACAATAAAGCTGCTGACGAAATGATAGACAGCAATTGGTACAATCAGGTGGGGAATAGATCTAAAAGACTAGTAGAAATGATGCGATCCGCAGCACGATGAACATAGAAGAAGACCTAAAGACCCTATCCCACCACGAACATTTTGCAAGATTTATTCAGCTTATTAACGCTCTTCGAGAAGAGTGCATAGCTGATATGCACGAAGCTGACATAGACAAGCTTCAACAACTTTCTGGACGGATAATTACTTACGATCAGATTTTGCAAATGACTGACTGGCAGGGTCTACAAAAGAAATTTTCATCTGTACTGTAGCACAAAAAAGATGTGCTATAATCAGGCTTCGCCATCGCTCGGCGTTAAGGAGTGGAAACAATCATGTCTAACGAAGTTATCACGGTTGACGCTGAGACCGAACAAAATTCAGTCGGAAATATAACAGCGGAGGATTTTGCCATCCAACGCTTAGGACAGACTCAGGGAGAACCTGCTGAGGATACTCAGGAAGTTCAAGAGGAAGAAGTCCTAGAAGAAGCGGTTGAATCCGAAGAAGAAGTTATTCAGGAAACTGAAAACGAACCTTCTGAAGAAGAGACTGAAGATGTTCTTTCACAGTACAACTTAGATGATTTATCTGAGGATGAGCTTAAAGATCTTGCTGAAAAGCTTGGTAGTAGAGCTGTAGCTCGCTTTGGCGAACTTACGGCTAAACGCAAAGCAGCAGAGGAAGAGCTTGAGAAAGTAAAGCAATCACTACAACAAGATCCTTTAAAACGCGAAGCGGAAGAAGTCCAAGACAATCCGTTTGATGACGTTAAGGATATTAAGTCATTACAAGAAAAGGCTAAGGAGATAAGTGATATTATCGAATGGGCTGAAGATGTTTTATTTGAATCAGACGATTACTCCGCTCATGACGATGTTACTGAGCTAGATGGTAAGAAGATGACTAAAGCAGAGGTAAGATCTGCTTTGAAGAACGCTCGTAAATCTAGGGATCTTTATCTTCCCGATCAACTAAAGAAAGTCCAGAGGAACGAAACTGCTGAGTCTCTTAGAAAAGAGCTTGGTAGTAAAGCCCTCCAAGAATTTGAATGGTTGAATGAAGAAGATAATGATACGAGGAAGGCATTCTTTGGCATTGCTGCAAACAAAGACTTGCAGAAGGTATACAAACAATACCCAGTGCTAGGAGCAGAACTTCCATATATGCTTGCTCATGCAGTAGACAGTATGTACGCTCGAAAGACTGTACCTAGTACTCCTGCTAAGAAAGCAGGTAAGCCTAAGATTAATCCTCCGAAAAGCTCCGTTCCCTCCTCTGCTATGCCAGAACAGGGTCAACGAAAGTCGTCTAAAGTACTACAGGACTTATCTTCACGCTTTAAACAAAGTGGCAATAAAGATGACTTCATTTCATTACGAACCAAACAATTAGCTAAAAAATAAAATGGCATTCTCAAACACATACGATACAAGTAATCCTGGTTCTGGTGTTTCCAATCGCGAAGACTTGACTGACGTCTTGACTATTCTCGCTCCTGAAGAAACTCCAGTCCTTTCTTCTGCTTCTAAGCAGAAAGCATCCGCAACATTCGTTGAGTGGACGGTAGACGCATTGTCTGCTCCTTCAACTACTGGCATCCGTGAAGGTGCTGATGTTGGAACTTTCACTGACCAGTTCAGTGGACGTGCTCGTCTTGGTAACTACATCCAAAAGTTCCGTCGCGACTTTCAGGTTTCTGATCTTCAGGAAGCTGTTGAAAGCGTTGGACCTGCTAAGATTGCTCAAGCTGAAGCAAAAGCAATCCGTGAACTAAAGCGTGACATCGAAGCTACCCTCTGTGGTACGCAAGATCGTGCTGCTGAAAACGGATCTGACACAGCTTACGCTTTGCGTGGTCTTGGTGACTGGATCGACTCCGCTGGTCCTTCTGATGTTCCTGCTGCATTCCGTACTCCTGCTTCCAGCATTCATGCTGCTGATGAAGGTGCTTTCACGGAAACAGTTCTGAACAACTTGATTACCTCAATCTTCCGCGAAACTGGAACAAGCAACAACCTAACGATGGTTGCTGACACGGCTGTTCGTCGCATTATCTCTGACTTCGCTCGCACTGCTGGCGTAAGCGGAACTGATGCAGACAGCGTTCGTACCGTTAATTACAACGGTGACTCAGCTCAGATCAAGCTTAGTGTTGAGTTCTATCAGTCCGATCACGGTATGATTTCGATTGTTAATGGCAATCCTGATTGTATGCCCGATACGACTAATAAGGACGTTGCTTACTTGGTTAATCCTGAGTACTACGGCATCCATGAGCTGATTCCAATGGGATCGACTCGCCTCCCGAATCAGGGTGGTGGTGAGCGTGGTTACGTTGATTGCTCCTTGACCCTCGGTGTTTATCACCCACAGGCTCACGGTAAGATCGAAGAAGTCGCGTAAGCTTTTTAAGCATACCCTTAGTTTGGGGGAGGTTGGGCCAATCCTGGCCTCCCCTTTTAATTTGTTTGCTAGAAAATAAAAGAAGTAATTAATGAATATAATTAAGTGTCAAGGAGTAAACTGTGAGGTGCGATTATCATGTAGTCGTTACTACCCCATAAATAAATCTTTTGATAATGGTAATCCATTTGTTTTTTTAGCAAAAAATCTACATAAGTTTTTTAAAACCTGCTTGTTCTTAAAAAAGAAATGAACATCATTACATCAGTACCAAAGTATTCTGACGGAGAGGTGAACGAGTCTTTCATGAAAGAAATCCGAACAGGTTTTAAAATGGAGCGAGCAAAAGAGCAAGATAGAATTAATCAAGCTGCTAAAGAGGCAAAGACTAATGTCGGCAAGACCCATCCTATTTTAGGAAAGTGTGTAGCTAATATGCCTGCTCGTGATTATTTTAGATTAGTAAACAAGTACGGACACAACACTGTAAACAGTAGAGAGTTCTTACGTTATTTTAACAAAAAGTTCCCTGAGCTAAGCCCGAATAAAGCTTAATGCAAGTAAAGTACAACAGAGACCTGTACGATCTTATCACTGCTCTAGCAGGGGTAACTTCCTTTACTACAAACGAAAAGACTCAGCTTTTAAACTTCGCAAAGCGTAGGATGTTTGAGGCTTATCAGGCTACTCCAATGTGGCCTAGATATTTGGTTGTTGGTGAGGAAAGAACAGTATCTAGTTCTGTAATTCCTTTTACCCAAACAAGCAAGAACGACATTGCTGAGTTTGTACGGATTCACAGGACTCAGCCCTTTTTGCAAAACTCTGCATTAGAGTTTGAATTTTTTGTGCAATCAGATGGAGCCCATATTCTTAATCTAACAACTGCTGATGCAAGTTCTGCGTTTGTTACGTACAAGAAGGAGCTTACTGATATTCCTAGCACCTGGAACCTTGATGGCGACAAGTCCACTCAAGAGATTCCTTTAGAATTTTTTTATTATGTTGCTCATACTACTTACGCTGATTTCTTGCGTATGGATGGTCAGCACCAGAAGGCTATAGTCGAAGAGCAAAATGCTCAAGGTTACTTGTCTTCAGAGTTAGAAAAAACTGACCAGATTATGAACAATAATACAGTCAAGAAAAGAATTAACACTTACGTTTCTCAACAATCCAGATAATGAATAGTCTAGTAACAAACCTATATCCTCTTCCCAATGGCACTATTGCTGGAGAAAACCTATCCTGTGCAACTTCAGGAGCTGGTGTTCAGTTTGCAGCCTTTGACACAGATACCAATTACGTGATGATTGATGTCCAGGATAACAACGTCATCGTAACATTCGATGGCAGTGCTCCTACCGCATCTAATGGTCATCTTTTGCTGAAAGAAAAGGGTCTCATTACCCTTAGCGCACTTAGTGCAAAATCAGCAAAGTTCTTGGGATCTGGTGGTACCGCTATTGTACACGCTTCACAGTTTGTGTAATGGGCAGCGAAATAAACAAGTTCCTTATTGGAGCTTCTGGATCAGTGTTGGCTGTTTCCTCTCAAGGAGTTAGCCAAGTACTATCTATTGCGGCATCCCTGTTTACGATTGTGTATATGGGGCTTTGGATTTATAAGACGGTAAAAGAACTGAATAAATGAATGGTGAGTTGTTAGCTATGCTTGGCGGTGGCGTTACGGGCTTTGTTATGAAGTTGATTTCGGCACAAATGAACATCCAAGCAAATGCTATCAAGTCCATGATTCAGAAGCAAGATGCAGCAGATAATTCAGCAGACAAAGCAGCACAAAGATCCGATGAAGGAGGAGCTTGGGTTAGAAAACTCATCGCTATGTGCATCTTGTTTTCAGTGGTATTTGCTCCCTTTGTCATGGCGTTCTTCGACATCCCTGTAACTGTTGAGGGTGGCAAGTCTGGTATATTTAAATTTATAGGAATCGGAGCTGACAAGTGGAAACATTTAGAAGGGTTTGTATTACTGCCTGAAGTGAGACAGGGGATGCTGGCACTACTAGGATTTTACTTTGGCTCCTCTCAGGTTAAATAATGAAAGTAAGTGAAGATACAGCAGTCACCATTCCTCTGCGTAACTTGATTGCGTTGATTGGTTTCACGGTAGTTAGTGTGACGGGGTACGTTAATATGACAGGCCGTATAGCCACCTTAGAGAACGCTCAGAACATCAGGGATGTAGAGATAGGAATGAATACTGAGTTCCGTATCAAATGGCCTAGAGGAGAGCTAGGAGCTCTACCTGACGACGCTGAACAAAATTTAAGGTTACAATACCTTGAGAAAAACATGGAAGAAATTGGCAGCACTGTAGAAAAACTAAAAAGCTATGGTAGCATAAATTTTGAACTCAAAGACAAAAACTACTTAGACATTAAGGAATAATATGAAGTACGGAAAACGCAAATCATGTGGTGGCTACGGTAAAGGTGGCAAGGGAAAGAAATAGTCATGCCAAAGGGTAAGAAGAAATCTTGTGGCTGCACAAGCTGTATGGGAAGGAGAAGAGTTCGATAATGCCCAAAGACGCTTGTTATAGAAAAGTTAAAGCACGGTATAAGGTGTTCCCATCCGCGTATGCAAGTGGGGCAATAGCTAAGTGTCGAAAGGTAGGTGCTGCTAACTGGGGCAAGCGTAAGAAGAAGTAATGGCTGTTCGGAAGACAAAGGAAGGTGCTGCTCTTAAGCGGTGGTTCAAGGAGAAGTGGGTAGATGTACGCACTGGTAAGCCTTGTGGTCGCCGTAAAGGAGAAAAAAGGGGTACACCTTATTGTCGTCCATCTAAACGTGTTAGCAGCAAAACTCCTGTAACTAAAGGAGAAATGACTGCATCACAGAAGAAATCAAGAATAGCCCAGAAGAAAAAGCTAGGGCAACCAGCAGGTAAACCAAGAAGAGTAAAGGCAGTAAAACGTGGCAAAAAGTCCTAAACAGTCAATGCGATGTGGTGAAGTGCGTAAAAGCACACGCTCAGGCAAGAAGATTATGAAGCTGTACTGTAGTGGTGGTAAGCGTAAGCTAGTCCATGCAGGTGCTTCGGGATACGGTCATAATTACTCAGATGCTGCCAGAAAGTCTTTTAGGGCTAGGCACAAGTGCAGTACCGCAAAACCTGGAACAGCTAAACACTTAGCCTGTACAGAGTTGTGGAAAGGCAAAGGTGGACGAACTAAGAGTTCTCCTAAGAGCAGAAAAGGCAAATACTAGATGGCAAGATACGATTCATACGGAGCTGTAGATGATAGAATCCAAGAAGACTTGGATCAAGGTTTTGCTGGCTTCAATAACAAGCTTCGTCCCGACCAGTTGCGTTCAGGTATTCTTACTGAGTCTAATAACGGACGTATGGATTTGAATGGTGAGTGGCAACCAAGGAAAGGGGTAGAGATTTTTTCTTCTCCATTTGCTGCTGCTGTTTTTACTGTTCCGTTTTATTTGTACGAATCTATTCCTTCTGTTGCATCTTACAGTGTAACTGGTCAAGTAATTACCGTAACATTTGGTTCAGCTCATGGAATAAATAATCAAACTGGGGTAAACATTAGTGGATTATCTTACACTGGAACAATAGATCCTAACGGTAACTTTACTGCTACCGTAGTAGATTCTAACACAATTACTTACACAGTTACTGGATTGTCTGTTACTCCTACTGGAACAATGACAGTAACTGGTATGAAGATTGATGATGGTGCTGTTAATTTTATTGAAGCATCTTGCGAGTTTTCTGATCCTAATAACGATTCCGAATCTTACATTGCTATAGTTGCAACTAATAGTACTGTACTTGTTAAGACTTCTGATTCTGGAGCAACTACCGTTGAGTTAACTTATCCTACTGGTGAAACTGTTCCACAGGGAGCTAATGTCATACAGGCTTTTAATAAACTTTACATATTCCGCAAGGGTCAAATAGCCATGGAGTGGGATGGGAATATTTCTTCTCCTACATTTTCTCTTGTTGCTAATGGGGATTACAGTCAACCTAAGCAACTTACTCCGACTAGGGTAGATGTTGTTGATGGCAAAGCTACTGCTACATTTAGTGGCTTAGCCGCAATGAACGGCCTAGATGTTGGAGATCTTTTTACCATAGAAAGCACGGGGTCTCCCTCAACCTTTACAGTAGGAGATCAATTTATTGTAGCTGAAAGAGACAATACTGCTTTTACTGTAAGTTTTTATATTCAGCTTGCTAATTCTAGTAATATTAGTGGAGTTATTGTTCAGCAGCCAGTTTCTATTGGTTTAGGATTTACTCATTCTCCTGCTCCTGCATTTGGAACATACCATCAACGTAGATTGATTGTTCCGTACCAGTACGATGTAACGGGAACATCTGGATCAGCTACAATTACTGACAGAAATATTGTTGATGAGGCGTTATTTTCGGATATACTAGACGCAGATACTTACGATAGAGTTTATGGTCAGTTTAGATTTAATGCTGGTGCAGCTGACTTTATTGTAGGATTTCATTCGTTTTCTGATGACAAATTGGTTGTATTTAATCGCAATAGCATACATATTGTTGCTAATAGTTTAGACTTAGGCAGTTCAAGCTCTCAGTTAATTACTAGTGAGGTTGGTTGTGCAGCAAAAGATACCATTCAACAGATTGGAAACAAGATGATATTCCTTTCTGATAATGGCGTTTATGCTTTGGACTTTATTGACTTGTACAATCTTAGAGGTCAGGATATTCCGTTATCAGCTTCTATTGAAGGTACTATTCAACGCATAAATAAGGCTTACATCGACAAATCGGTTTCAGTTTATTTTGACAATAGGTACTATCTTGCTGTACCTCTTGATGATTCAATAACAAATAATGCCCTTCTTATTTACAATTTTGTTAATAAGCAATGGGAGTCTTTAGACTCTGTAAACAATTCTGATTGGGAGTACACTCATTTAGCCGTTGCAGGTGCTGGAGATCAACGTGGAGTTTACTGTATGAACCGCAATGGTGGGGTTCATAAGTACGAATCCAGGGCAGACGATACCGATAATTACGTTGTACAGGTTGGACAATCTTCAATTAGTACACAGATTGATGCTTCTGCCGTCACTAGGATGTTTACGCTTAATTCTATTGATCGCAAAAAGTGGAATAATTTCGACTTGCATATTCAGTCAAGTACAAGTAATATTTCTGATGCAAATTTAGAAGCAATCACAGAAAATATTGATGATATAATAGACCTAGGCAGCATTTCAGATCTTAATGGAGTTGAAGTGCCTATTGACGAAGATGTCTCATTAAGAGGTAGATTTGGAAATCGACGAGCTTACGGATTACAATTTAAATTAACGACAACTAAGGGCAGACCTAGATTACGAGCATTAAAGGTAGCAGGAGCTACTACGTTTAGAAGTTTACAGAAAGCAGAATAATGGCAATACTTACAACAGGAAATACTTTTGCTGATGGCGATCAGGTTACGTCAACTAAGCTAAACAACATAGCCAATGCAGCTACATTTGCGTCAGGTGCTGTAGACGATTCTACAACTCAGCTTTCTAGTGGATCTATTATTATTAAGGATTTAGGTATTAGCACTGGAAAAATTGCATCAAGTGCTGTTACCACAGCAAAGATTAATGCAAGTGCTGTTACTACTGTTAAGATTGCAGATAGCAATGTTACTAAGGCTAAGATAGAAAACTTTACTAATCTTACTGTTTTAGGTAACGTTTCTGGTAGTGCAGGTACTCCTGCTGAAGTAACTATTTTAGATGAGGATAATATGTCCTCTAACTCTGCTACATCTCTTGCTACTCAGCAGAGCATCAAAGCTTATGTTGACACTCAGATAAGTGCTGAGGACTTAGACTTTGCTGGAGATAGTGGAACAGGTGCAGTAGATCTTGATAGCCAGACGCTTACCATTGCTGGTGCAACTGGACTAGACACCGCAGCTAGTGGGCAAACGCTCACCGTATCTTTAGACCTAAATGAACTCGCTACAGAAACGAGTATAGCTCAAGATGACTTTGTAGCTATGGTGGATAGCACCGATAGCGGCAACGGAAAGATTACTTTTTCTAACTTAGAAGACCAGGTTTTTGGAAATGTAAGTGGAGACATTCTTATTGCTGCTGGTGGTGCTGCAACAATTCAGGCTAATAGCGTAGCCCTTGGTACTGACACCACTGGAAATTATGTACAGAGTGTTACTAATGGATCGTACATCACTGGTGGTGATGGTGGATCTGAAAGTGCAGCACTTACTTTGGCAGTAGATGCTACATCAGCAAACACTGCCTCTAAAGTTGTAGCTCGTGATTCTTCAGGAAACTTTGCTGCTGGTACAATTACGGCTGCTCTTACTGGTAACGTAACGGGCAATGTGACAGGTAATGTTACTGGGAACGTAACAGGTGATTTAACTGGCAACAGTGCAGGTGTACATACAGGAAGCGTGACTGGTAATGTCACTGGTAATGTCACAGGAAATCTTACAGGTAATGTTACAGGAAACCTGACGGGAGACGTAACAGGTGATGTCACTGGAAACCTAACAGGTAATGTTACATCTACAGGAACTAGCACGTTTTCCACTATAGATGTTAATGGTGGAGCTATAGATGGAGCAATAATCGGAGCAGCATCTGCTGCTGCAATTACAGGAACGACAATTACTGGTACGTCCCTTGTTGGTCCTCTTACAGGGAATGTAACAGGAGACCTAACTGGGAATGTAACTGCTTCATCAGTTCTTGCTAGTGGCGTTACGGCAACTACTCAAACCTCTGGCGACAACTCAACCAAGGTGGCTACCACTGCTTATGTTGATGCTCAGGTTAGCGCTGATGGTGGTTGGACTCTTGGAGGCGATTCAGGAAGCGACGATCCTATTGCTCCTGGACAGACAGTTAATTTTGCTGGCACTACTAACGAGATAGAAACATCAGTATCGAATAACACTTTAACTATTGGTCTTCCTGACGATGTAACTATAGCTGGTAATCTTACCGTAAATGGTACAACCACTACGGTTAATACGCAGACGCTATCGGTTGAAGATCCTTTAATTGAACTAGCAAACCAGAATGCCGCAAACTCTGTGGATGTTGGTTTGTACGGAGACTACTCTTTAAACTCTGGTGTTACCACTAAGTACGCTGGTCTATTTAAGGATGCTAGTGACTCAGATAAGTTTAAGCTTTTCAAGGGGCTTGAAGTTGAGCCTACAACTACGGTTAATACTTCAGGCACTGGGTACACCGCTGCTGACTTGGTAGTTGGTGGACTGGAAGCATCTGGCGATGCCAACTTCGACTCAGGTACATTGTTTGTAGATGCGTCTGCTAGTAAAGTAGGGATTCTTCATAATACACCAGATGAAGCGTTACAGGTTGTTGGCAACATTAGGATTGGCAATGATTCTGTAGCTGATATGTTATTGAAAGGGGCAACTGCTTCTGCTGTAAGTGTTGGAGGATCTGCCGAAGCAGCTATTCTTACTACAAAAGGTGAAGCAGGTGGGGCTTTTCATGTTGGTATAGAAGTTCCAGCTAATGATGCTAATGATGGATTTTATGTAGCTACGGATGCAAACACAGATGGAACGGTAGATACTGTTGCGTTAAAAATCCGAGCTGATGGCAATGTAGGCATTGGTACTACGAGTCCTTCTTATAAATTACATTTATCTGAAGCATCAACAGATTTTGCTGCTCTGATTGCCAATAGCACCTCCAGTGGAAATGGTTTAAAAATTGATGCTGGTGATAATTCTGGCGACCGCATCCTCCAGTTGAGTGATAAGGATGGAAATGAGAAGATGCGAGTCGGTGCAACTGGCTTAGTCGGTATAGGTACTACGTCACCCTCAGGAGAACTACACGTTAATAATTCTTCATCTGCTTCTGATGTCTACATTTCCAGCGGGACTACTAGCGATGCAATTATTGCCTTGCAGACTGATACGGGTGGATCTGCTCGTGAAGCTCGCATTGGATATGACTACAGTGCGTCTCTTTTAAAGCTAGTGACTGGATCTGGTTTTTCTGGATCTACAAATGGAATCAATATTGACTCGTCTGGTAACGTCGGAATAGGTACTACGTCTCCTGGATCTGAGCTAGAGGTTAAAGGTAGTGGAGCTGAGGTATATATAAACTCTTCAGATAGTGCTTTTTCAAGAGTTGCTCACCAACACAATGGAACTTCTATATGGACAGCGGGAACAAGGAGTTCTGATGATTATCATATTTTTCGTGAAAGTGGTTCTGGCGATGTTATTATTGATAACGGCAACGTAGGCATAGGCACGCCGTCGCCTGGGGCCAAGCTATCAATATCAGATGGGAACATAGGTATAGACGGAAGCAATTCTCCTCAACAATTTTATGGTGCTGGTGGAAATATTGCTGGAACTAATACGTCAGGAGGTGTGCTTACGGTTATAGGACACTCTCCAAATGCTACTGGAGACTTATCCGCTCCCCCGTATGACGGATCAAATTTTGTAGGTGCTTCTGGGATAATGGCACGAGGGTTCAGTGAGTCAGGCCAATACCGTGGCAGCTTAGAGTTTTTTACAAAAACAGCTTCTTCAGCAAATGCTACAAGCAGAATGCTCATTTCCCATGACGGCAACGTCGGTATTGGTACTTCGTCTCCAGAAGCAGAGCTTCATGTTCAAGGGCCTGCTGGAGGTGGTGGAGAAATGTACTTAACTGACGGTGATGACACTGGAGGAGCTAATTCTTTATTGTTTCAGCAGAGCGGTGGAACATCTTATATCCGAAACAGAAAAAGCACAGGGTCATTATATTTAGGCGCTGGAGATTCAAATCATTTGAACATTTTGTCTGGCGGAAACGTAGGCATCGGCACGACGACTCCTGTTGAAAAGTTGGAAGTCGCTGGCAATGCAATTCTTGATACGGATAATGCTAATTTAAAGATCAAAGCAGGTACTGGAGATAAGACAGGTGCAGTTTATTTTACGTTCAACGAAGACAGTAATGAAAATTATGGTAGACTTGCGTTAAATTGGTCAAATCGTAACACCGATGGGTTGATGCTAAAGTCAATCTATCCGATTACACTAGACGCTGGTAATGGTATTGAATTTCGTGAAGATGGAACAAAGTTTGCCGAGTTTACTGATGTTGGTCATTTCTACCACAACCTTACTGGCACTGGAGGATTTCCTGGGTTACAGAACGATACTCATGGCCTTATGTCTGAAGACCAAGGGTCTAACGGAAACACTATACACGTTAGCCGAAAAGGTAATGTTGCTGCTAGCTTTGCTAGAAACTCAAACAGTGCTTCGGTTGTTAATTTTTACTCTACTGCTGCTGGTGGAACTTCAGCAGCTAGTTTAGCTGGTTCTATTGATATTGATAGTGCTACCACTGTAAGTATTCAGAACGCCTCGGACTACAGGCTTAAAGAAAACATAGTTCCTGTTACTAACGGGATAGACAGGCTGAAGCAAATGCCTGTTTACAGGTTCAACTTTACTCACGATGCAAATCGTGTTGTAGATGGATTCCTTGCTCATGAAGTTCAGCCCCAAGTTCCTGAAGCTGTAAAAGGCGAGAAGGATGGCATGAAGGACGAGGAGTACGAAATATCTCCTGCGGTTTATGAAGATTTTGTTCACCCAGCAGTGGAAGCCACTTACGATGAAGATGGCAATGAACTTACTTCTGGTACGCCAGAATGGACTGAAAGTGTCCTAGTTACTGAAAAAGTGATGGGTACTAGAACAGTTCCGAAGTACCAAACAATGGACCAATCTAAACTAGTGCCGCTTTTGACCGCAGCACTGCAAGAGGCTGTAGCCAAGATTGAGGCATTGGAAGCTAGAGTTCAAACCTTGGAAGGATAAATATGGCTTACGGAGATTACGACGACGGTATGGATATAGATCCATACGAAGGAGACGATTACTTTCTTAACTTAGGTCTTTTTGGTGGTGACCCTGGTGGCGATCCTGGCTTTAGTGCTGGGCGAAGGGCTTTATCTAATCTTCCTGGAATAATAGCAGGAATATATGGCAGAGCTAGGGAATTAAGTGGTAATGCTGGAGGGTACGAGGATTCAGATGGAGATGGGATTGCGGACGCGCTGCAAGGAGCAATTTATAACACTCCAGATGGAAGGGTTCGGATGGAAGGGCCAATGCACACTCAGCCTGTTTTACTTGACCCTAACAGGTCAACTACTCCTGTTCCCTCTGGAAGTACTTCTACCTCTAACGAAAGAATTTCTACAGATAGACAAGCTAATCAAGGAGGATCAAGTGGCCCTGGAGGAACATCAAGTGCAGGATCAGGTAGACCTGGAACAGGGTCAATTATACCTGGAATGGGTGGGAACGCTCCTTTTGACCCAGCTAATCTTCAGTACGGAAACCTTCCTGATATATTTAGAAATATTTTGGGAGGTGCAATAGCAAATAACATAGGTGGATTTGGAGATGACATGACAGAACAAGACTTACAAGACTTTTTAGACCAATTAGAAGGAATCCAAGGAGAACAAGGACTCCAAGGACTCCAAGGACTCCAAGGAGAACAAGGAATCCAAGGACTTACGGGAGATACTGGAGCCAAAGGAGATACTGGAGAACAAGGCTTACGGGGTCTACAGGGAGAGCGTGGTCTACAAGGTCTACAAGGTCTACAAGGTTTAGAAGGCCAACGTGGCGAACGGGGACTTCAAGGTTTACAAGGACTTCAAGGTCTACAAGGTTTACAGGGTGAGCGTGGACTGCAAGGCTTACAGGGCTTACAAGGACTACAAGGACTACAAGGACTTCAAGGTGAGCAAGGACTGAGGGGAGAGATGGGCTTTCAAGGTGAGCGTGGCTTGCAGGGAGAAAGAGGTCTACAGGGTCTACAGGGTCTACAGGGTCTACAAGGAGAAAGAGGCTTACAAGGCTTGCAGGGTATTCAAGGATTTGCAGGTGAACGTGGTGCTACAGGTGCTACAGGTGCAATTGGAGCTACAGGAGCTACTGGAGAAAGAGGTGAGCGTGGTGAAGCTGGTGCTGCTGGAGAAAGAGGTGAACGTGGTGAAGCAGGTGAACGGGGAGCTACTGGTGCTACTGGTGCTACTGGATCGTTTGATACTTCAAACCTAGAAGCTCTTTTACCTTATCTTACTGGTAGTAATTTTGAAGCTCTTGAAGCAGGAGAGGTTCCAGGAATATATCCTACAGCTATAGGATCTATGGGGCAAGTGAAGCAATTTGCTGATGCCGTTGGGGATATTGATAGATCTATTTCTGAGAGACAAGCAGGGCTTAAAACAGACATTTACGGAAACATAATTGAAGATGTACGTGGTGCTCAAAGCCCTTTAATGCAATCACTTGCACGAAGGTCTGAGCAATTAGGCGCACAGGCTGAAGAGCTAATGGGGCCGTTATCATTCCTTGAAAATAGAGCTGCTACTCAAGCTGGTTATGGTCAGGCTTCTGCACTTGGTAGAGAAATAGATCCATTGCTTCGTGAACAGCAAGCAGGGCGTTTGCGTGAAGAACAAAGGAATGTAAACCTACAACTTGCAGGTAATCTTCTTGGCCAGCAACGAGCTACTGCTGGATTAATGTCAGATATTGAATCTGGTATTTATGGCAGAATGGCTCCTGATATTGGGGTAGATGCTGGATCAATTCTTGGAATTGCTGGAACTGATATTCAAAATATTCTTGGAGAGAAATCAGCTAGAGAATACTCTGATGCTATTAGGGAAGGGGCTAAAAGACAGCAAGAAGCTCAAATGCTTCAAGCAGGTATTGGTTTAATTCCCCAGAACCCTGTTAAAAGTACTCTTGAAGGTATTGAAAGTATAATTAATCTTATAAATCCTAATAAAGATAGTGCTGGTTTTTCTATAAATTAAGACACAAGACCTATGGCTAATGTAAACCCTATCGCTTAATTATTATGGCACTTAAATCATCATCACCCATTAATCTTTCTGCACTTCGCCAAGATTACTCTATGCTTCCTAAGATAGCTGCTGTTAAGGCACAGGCTGATCAGCAAATGATTGGTGCTATTCAGTCAGGTCTTCAAAAGCGTAAGGAAAGAATAGAGAAAAAAGAAAAGAATGATCTGAATGAAGAGATTTTGCAGGGCTTAATTGATTCAGATCCTAACAATACAATCGTTCCTCCTGGCATGAACAAAAAGGAGTTAGCGAAGATCATTACTCTTCCAGAATCAATGGCTTATCGTAGAACTTTGGCCACTCTTAATAAAGCTTCTGCTGAACAAGTTAGGTTAATAAAAGCTGCTGAAATTGCGGCTAAGAGCTTAGGATTGTCACCTGAATTGGCACAGGCTAATCCACAAGGAGTTATTGATGCTGCGATGAAAGTTCAAATAGAGCGACTTAAGCCTAAAACAGCTGGAACTCCTAAAACCATGGAAGTTGCTACAGCTGATGGTGGATCAAAAATTGTTCAGGTTTTCTCAAATGGAGAGGTACGAGATCTTACTCAAGAAAAAGTTGTTGAAACACCCAAGGGAACTGATCCGAAAGGTTTTGATGTTTCTTTTATTGACCCACCTAGTGGATTGCCAGTTAATACTAGAACCACTAAGACTTCAATAATTAGACCTGCTCCTAGTAAACGATCTGCTCCAAAAGTTCCAAAAGAAGATATAAAGGCTCTTGCAGATCAAGCAGCTAAGTTAACGGGTGAAGATGTAGAAACATTTATTTCCCTTGGAGAGGTTAATCCCAACTCATTAGCTACATTGGTATCAAATTTAGCTTCTAGGAAAGAAGATCCTGAAAATTTAACTGGGTCAGCTTTTCAATACGCCAGAGCTTATAAGCTACTTGCGTCTGATGACCCAAAAGAGGTTGAGCAAGGTGAACTTTTGCTTCAAGATCTAAAAGATACTACTTTAAGCCCAGAAGAAAAAAGCGACCAAGCGTTTGATGTAGCAAAGGCTACGGCTGAGGGAAGAGCTGCTGGAGAAAAAGAAGCTGGTATGCAACAGGCAAGAGAGGCTGCTGCTAGGCAGATTATTGTTTTAGAAAATAAAATAAACCTAGCAAAAAACGTTTTAAGCAGTGTTACCGATGATAGTTTAGGATTGAGTCAACAAATTCTTAAATTTATTCCTGGCACCAATGAAGCCAATAGAGCAGCAAATATAGAAACAATAGAATCTTTTATAGCTCTTGATGGAATGTTAAGCTTGAAGAAAAGCAGTCCTACTGGTTCTACTGGATTTGGATCTTTGTCAGAAAAAGAACTTAGAACTTTGCAAAGTAGAATAAGGAATCTATCAACTATGCAATCTCCAGCTCAGTTTAAAGATGCTTTATCTGAAGTTATTGAGTCATTTGAACTATCTAAGTCACTTTTGCAACTTGAGTATTTAGGCTGGTCAGACGATGAAGAGGTTATGGCAAAAAGAATAAAAGCTTCTGGATTAAGCAAACAAGCAGCTAGAGCAGTTTATATTGCCCAAGGCGTAATGCCTCCTGAAACATACTTCGATGGTGATGATGATTTCAAGGAGATTTTACTGAGAAACACCAAAAAAAAATAAAAATTATTTTTATAAATTAATTATTCATGGCTGATATAACTCAAGAACAGCTCAAGCAGGCTATTATAAATGCTGAGAATGCTGGCAATACTGAAGACGTAAAAAGACTAGTAGAAGAGTATGTTGCTGTTTACGGCATAGAAGAGCCAAGGCAAACCCCAAATCAACCTGCCTTAGGAGAGCTAAGAGATTCTCCTGAGGAAAGACCTCTTTTAGATAAAGTCAAACAATCTGCTAAACAATTTGCTTCTAAGGAGTTAGAAGGTATAAAGAGGGATGTTGAATTCTTTCGTAGGGGCCTTCGTAGAGGCGAGCTACCGTCATTTCAATCAAGGCTGGAATTTGAGCAGGAAAAGCTCCCTAGCATTGAAGATCTTGATGAAGCTGCTAAAAAAGAGCTGAAAGACCTTCCAGAGTACAGAGGTGGATTCGGTGGAATGGTTAATGCTTTGATATATCCAGATGTTAAGGAAAGGGCTATGCTTCTTGCTGACGAAGGATTTGATGTTAATATTGATGGCCCGTACCCAACGATAACTATAAATGGGGAAGAGTTAGCTATAAACTCTCCTGGATGGTCTCTTCAAGACGCTATCTCTTTAGTTGGAGAAATAGCTACATTTATGCCAGCAGGAAAATTCACTTCTGCTGGGGTAGGTCTAGGAAAAAAAGTTGCTAGAGGCATTGTTTCTGGAGCTACCACATCTGGAATAAGAGAAGGTGTTCAAGTAGCTGGTGGTGGAAGGTTCGACGGGATGCAAGTTGCCTTTGATACTATAGCGACTGCTGGTGGTGGAGCTTTAGAACAATTGGCTCCTGCTATCTGGCGAAAACTTTCTCCAAAGGCTAGAAAAAAAGCTAGAGATGTAAAAAGCATAAATTCTTTAATTGAGCTTGGTGTAGATATAGATGAATTAAAAGCATTGGTTTCTAAAGAAATTA